CTCTCATTGAAGAACATGCAGTTCCCGCAGGCTCGACCTTCAGGGACATCGTCGGATGTTGCAGGCCTGTAGTTTTCAGGCAGGTCTCGAAGTTCTCGCTCACCTTCGAAGGTGGAATCTTCAGACAATGCGATAGCGAGACCCTGGTCGATGGCGTCCTGTTTCGTGTCGTGGCAGCCCATGACTTCCCCGTCGTCCTTCACAGTGGCCCACTGTCCGACAGCACACTGGTCATTTTCGTCTTCGATGTAGTAGGACATCATTCTCCCTTTCTGATGTCTAAGACTTGGACCACTAACCCTGAAGGGTCAGAGGTGGCCCACAGTTCATCCCCTACCTGGAGGGTCATGTTCACTGTCTGGCCTGGGTCGATGTGCATCGAGTTTGCAGTCCCTACGGCGTGAGCACTGCCACCGGCCATGAGAATGTATTCATTGGAGGATTTTGTCGCACTGTGTAGGACAATGTCGTGTGGCATCTCGTCAGGTTCGACGATGCGCTGCGCTTCGGTGATGCTTAGCGTGTAGGTTCTGCTTCTGACTGCCATGTTCTAGTCCGCTTCGTAGACTGACTGGGGGTCTTCAGGGTCCAAAGTTGCAGACTGTTGAAGCTGCACAGAGGGGACACCTGTGTGGTCCATCTCCGGCAGGCCCAGAGTCTCCAGCACACTCGAAGGAGTAAACCCTGCGTAGACCAAAGCCTGCGCCATCTTCACCCTCTCCATCTGCGCCTTCACCCCAGAGTCTGAAATGTTCACATTCGCTAGCGGTACGCGTGGAGCATCAGCGGCATCATCCTCAACCGGTCGCATGTCCTCCAGCGAGCGCACTTCATTGATGGACATCGCACCCATCTGAATAAGTTTCGAGTAGGCAGAGGTGCGCGATTCAATGTCCGCTCTCAGCAGTCCGTCCATGTTGAAACGAACGAACGCTGTCTCTCCACCTGGATAACGGGCCAGCAGAGGCGAGAGACTGTTTTCGACCTTGGCGGCCAAACTGCGCAGCCCGTGAGTGACCCAGCTGCGGTTATTCTCCTCGACTGACGCGTAACTCATTCCCATGTCCAAGCCGAGGAGGTGTGGGGGAATGTGGAAAGCACGCGCGACGTCTGCAATCGCTTGACGTTTCGACTCGACCAGCATCGACTTCTCAGGGTCAATCTGGGTGGGCTTGAATTGTGCACCACCCGTGAGGACTCCTGTGCGGTGTGCGCGCTTCCATGACCCGTGCTTAGCGTCGAAGCCAGAACGCAACTGTTCTGCCTGTTCAGCCGAAAGCGTTCCAGGGTACTCAATAACCCCATTGAGAGATGTTCCACTGCCGAAGAAGGTGGCTGTGTATGCGTCGAGAGCTGCTCCGATACCGAGCGACTCTTTCAACGATTCCACACGTGATACGCCTCGGATAGAGCCAGGCTTGACGATGTCTGGAATGTAGATGATTTCGTCAGACGTAAGGGGTCGAGGTTCACCTTCAACGTGGAACACCATTCTGCCCACTGCACTGCGTTCAATGCGGACAGTGTTGGGATTCAACGTCATCAGGCTGCGAACTTCTCCACGTCGTGAGAACACACGGATGAACGCGTTCCCAGACAGCAGCATCGAGACGATGACTTGAGAGAAGAATGCTTCGCGGGGGATGTCGACGTCTGGCCGGTCGACCCAGTCAGGTCGTGGACGCCACGGGAAGCGTGCACCATCACGTCGGATGAAAGTGTCGAAGGGCAAAGTGGAAAGGGTGTCCGAGATGAGGCTCACGGCTGAAAACACGGCGGTGATACCGAAGACGCTGTCGTCGTCGATGTGGGTCGCTGAGCGTGTGCCCAGCTGGATGTCGTCGCCAGTCTCGAAAATTGTCTGGTATGAAATGGAGCGCTGGTCGAATAGTTTGTTCAGAATCACTGCTGAAGTCCTAACGCGTAACCGGTGGCGGTGAGTGCCAGGCCTGCCACGATAAGTCCGACAGGGACGCTCAGGAGCATCACACCCAGGGTGATAGTCGCCAGTCCGACGAGTTGCAGTGCGGTAATCATCAAGCTCCTATCCGAAGAACTCAGGCACTATCTGCTCCATTCTACTAACAGTAGCCCGGTCGACGGCGATAATCGTGCTAACTGCTGCGTCAATCTTCCGAGGCGAGTGCCTAGCTTCCTTTACTATTCGTGGGCCCAGGTTATCAACTTTCACGACGGCGTTTTGAAAGTGACGCGCCACGACAGGGTCACCATCGTGTTCCAGTTTGTTTTCCATCACCATGTCGAAGACTTTCGCACACGCTGCAACCATTCGTCTTGGAGAGGTTGAAGGCCATTCGACAATAGGCAGGCCTCTGTCTTGCAGGGCCTGCATTGACCTCTGCCAGCGGAAAGGGTCACACGCTATCTCGACCACTTTCGGATGTTTCGCGCAGAAGTCGATGATGGTCTGCTCGACGTCGGAGATATCCACCCGCCAGTTGTCATCGTCGTCAGGTTGACGCTCCCACGATTTCACCATGAACACCTTCACGGGTTCGTCTTCGGTCTTTGGAATAATTGCCCCAGTGACCACAGTGGTGTCTCCACTGAAGGACCCGTCAAAGCCGAGAACAATTTCGTCATCCGGTGAGGGTTCCACTTTCCCTTCACAGGCCTCCCACGCGCCAGCAGGAAGCCACGACAGTTGAGAGGACACCCACTGGTTACACCGTTTCGTTCGAAACTCTGCTTCAGGTGTGCGGCGTACAGCAGACTCAAAGTCTGACGCGGAGTTCAGGTCACCGAAGCCGGGGTTTGCTTCCCGCCAGGTGTCCTCCGACCTGTGGTCGCCTTCCGATTCCCACCACGCCATGAAGTAGGTGGGGTCGTCCACTTCACCCCGGTGAACCTTCTGACCTAGCTGATATAGCTCATAAGCTATAGAGTCCCGTCCAGTGTTGTCCGATTTTTTTCCTGCCGTCGTGATGGCGAGCATCATCGGGGAGGACCGAGCTCCCTGGGCGAGGGACATGACGTCGAAGAGGTCTCTGTTTGGCTGAGCGTGCAGCTCGTCGAAGAGCACGAAGTGAGGGTTCAGGCCTTCCTTTGAATACGCTTCAGCAGAGAGCACACGGTACACCGAGCCGTCCTCCGGTAGTTCAATGGCGTCTCTATACACTTTCGTCATCGCTGAAAGTTCAGAAGACGCCTCGACCGTTCTGCGGGCGTCAGTGAAAACGATTCTCGCCTGCTCCTTTTCGGCAGCGACGGAATACACTTCACCACCACGCGGTCCGAGGATGAGCTGATGCAGAGCCACGATAGAACCTAGACTGGACTTCCCTGACTTTCGTGGCAGGCCCCACATTGCCAGCCTATGCCTGTAGGAGCCGTCTTCATTCGATGCGAACGTGTGTTCGATGAGAGCCTTCTGCCAGTCACGTAACTCGAGCGGTGTTCCAGACTTTCCAGCTATCGAATCTTTCGTGATGATTCCAAAGGTCTCAGCGAACTGGATGACGTCCCCGCCATACCCTCGACTGATGTCTTCAGGGGGGACAGGTGTCAACCAGCGTGGCTCAGCGGTTTCCGTACCACTCATCGATGACCTGTCTCACTAACTGCTGATTTTTCGGCGGACGATTTTTCGCACGACGTAGACACTCTTCTTTTCCTGGGTCCATTTCAACAAAGCGCCCACCCATCGCCCGATACACCCGGCGCATTTCGGGTGAAGGGTCAGTGTGAATGATGAAAGCCGTCCGACGACGTTCGCCCTGCATCTTCTGCACCACCTCACGCACAGCCGCATTGCGTGCAGCTCGAGCCACATTCCTAGTGACGTCAGAGTAGTCATGACTAGAAGACATCGGCTCAATGGCTTTCGCTATCTCATCCATGTCGATAAGCAAGTCACCATCCTGAAGATGCTCCCACGCATACGTCGACTTTCCCCCACACGGAGGTCCTGTCACGATAACAATCATGAGACACTCCTCGGTGTTAGCCACAGCCACTTCATACGTTCAGGCCTACCTTCGGAAGCGAGCGCCCACCTTTGCTCGTCCGTAAGGTCAGCGAGCATTTCAAAACGATTCACGCTGCGGTCGCCCTGCACAATCTGGACGATGGTGTGAGTGTCTTCGAAGCGGTGTCGAAT